GCAAGGGCTGGGTATATCCGGCTGGGGTTCAGGGCGATACGGCTCTGGGTCAGGAAGATGCCCAAGCAGATGCTAATGTCGTGGTGTCGGGGGTTCAGGGCACTTCCAACCTAGATAATGTAACAGTTATTACAAGAGCCACCTGTAAAGTCTTCCCAACGGGGGTTCAGGCTCAGGGAATAACATCAAAAGTGCTGGTTTGGGGATTAATACCTGACAATCAGACTCCAAACTGGCAGAATATCAATGATTCTCAGACTCCGACATGGACTCAAATAGTGGATGGGAATACAGTTCAGTGGGTTCAAATCCCAACATAGGAGCAATAAATGGCAAGTACTTACTCAACTAATCTAAAAATCCAGTTGATGACGACTGGAGAAAACACGGGAACGTGGGGTAGCGTTACCAACGTAAACCTTGGTACTGCTTTGGAAGAAGCCATCATAGGATCTACCAGCGTTGCTTTTAACGGTGCTGACGTTACTCTGACCCTCACAAATTCTAATGCATCTCAGACGGCACGGAACCTACGCCTAGTTCTAACCGGTACATCCGGCGGCGCACGGCAATTAGTAGTCCCCGCCCTTGAGAAAACCTTCATTATTAAGAACGAACTATCTGATACTTGTACGGTGTTGGTCAGTGGACAGACGGGTGTTGCAGTCCCCGCTGGCAAAACGATGTGGCTCTATAACGATGGCACTGATGTTAAGGACGTAACCACACATCTCTCCTCGTTAACCCTTGCTTCTGAGCTTCCAGTAGCGTCCGGTGGTACAGGTATTAATGCCGCTGGAACGGCTGGTAATGCTCTTATATCTAATGGTTCCGCTTGGGCGTCACAGGCAATAGCCACATTCTCTTCTGGAATGATTTTGCTCTGGTCTGGTTCGGTAGCCTCAATCCCATCGGGCTGGGTTTTATGTAACGGATCAAGTGGCACACCAGACTTGCGTGACCGGTTTATTGTTGGTGCTGGCTCTACTTATGCTGTTAATGCTACAGGTGGCTCTTCTACCATAACCCCTTCTGGTTCAATTAGCGTGACTGGCACTGCTCTTACTGAAGCCCAGATGCCAAAACACTTCCACTCTTTGCGTGGCCCCGGCGGCCCGTTTATATCAACTGTCCCCTCTGCTACTGCGTCTGGTAGTGGTCTCTATGGCGGTGGTACACCTGATGACGGCACTCAACCGTATGGTACTAATTCTGTGGGTGGTAATTCTGCATCAGGTACGGCAGGCACCGGGACATCTAATGGTGACACCCACACGCACTCGGCAACATTTACTGGTTCTTCTGGTTCTAGCCTGCCACCATACTACGCACTTGCGTACATCATGAAAACATAAGGGGTTTTAAATGGCAACTACATGGTCGAGTTTAAAGATAGCTTTAATGGGTGCTGGCGATGAAAGCGGCACTTGGGGAACAGTCACTAATGCAAACCTCGGTACGGCTATTCAAGAAGCCATTGCTGGATCGGCAGACGTAACCTTTGCCAGTGCTGACGTAACCCTTACGCTTACAGATACAACCGCATCTCAGACCGCTAGAAATATGCGGCTAAATCTTACCGGCACTACTGGTGGCTCTCCTCGTGAGTTGGTGGTGCCAGCCATAGAAAAGATGTACGTAGTCAATAATGGGTGTGCTGATACGGTAACTATTAAGGTGTCAGGTCAGACTGGTATTGCGGTGCCTGCTGGCAAAACAGTGATTGTATTTAATAACGGGACAGACTGTGTTAATGCAATTACGCATTTAACTTCACTGACTCTCGCCTCTGCCTTACCAGCAACGTCCGGTGGTACTGGGGTGAATGCTGCCGGTACTGCGGGTAATGTACTTACTTCTACTGGATCTGCGTGGGCGTCAACGGCTGTTGGGTTTATTCCTTCTGGCGGCATCATCATGTGGTCGGGGTCAATAGCCTCGATTCCTTCTGGCTGGTACTTGTGCGATGGTTTAAATAGCACTCCAGATTTAAGAGATAGATTTATTGTAGGCGCTGGTACTACTTATGCAGTGGCTGCTACTGGTGGCTCCCCAAATGCAATTGTTGTAAGCCACACGCACACTGCGACGGTTACAGATCCGGGGCATACACACACTATCAATAACACGAGGGGTGGAAACCCGGACGGCGGCGCTCCATACATTGCTGGTGCAACAATCAGTAGTAATAGCGATCCAACGGCTTCCAATACAACCGGTATCACCGTTGGTATTAGCACAACAGGTTCTTCAGCCACTAACGCTAACCTGCCACCGTACTACGCTCTAGCCTACATCATGAAAGCCTAATATGAAAAGACTATTTGAAGCCCAAAAGATTGACGGCGTTAAGCACCCCCAAACTGAAATCACACAAGTCTGTGCTGCTTGTGGGTATGACTTGGATGAGCATGAGTTGGAGGCAGATACGTGCTCTGATTGCGGTGCCCCGCTTCGTTTAAAGCAGTCTGTATCAATCTGGGCAACTTCAGTACCGAAGGCTGGGGCCACGGTCTGGGGAAAATAATGTATGTCAGATCTAGATCCGATTATCGGTACCGCCAAGGCGGCAACCCAGAGCATTAAATCTGCTATCCAATCGGGTAAGGAGATAAGTTCAGCCGTTGAGTCGATTCAGAATTTTGGTATGGCGGAGGTCAAAGCCCGTCATGCTTTTAAAGCAGTACGCAAGAGTCAAGTAGGCGAGATAACTATCATGACCGCCATGAGCGAGTGGCGCAGGCTAGATCAAATACGTCGCATGGAGTTGGAAGTAAAGGACTTTCTGATCCAGCAGTTTGGTGAGTTTAAGGGTACAGAAGAGTTTGAGAAGGTCAAGAAGATTAAAGAAGACATGATGGCCCGTCATGCCAAAAGTAAAGATGCACTGGGCAGGGATGTAGCGAAGATGCGGGAGTTGCAGATTATTTGTGTGATGCTGGCGTTTCTGGTTGTCACTATTTATTACATTATGAAGGGTCATCTGTAATGGCTGAAAAACTAAACGCTAACGACACGCTCTCTAAGGTGCTGGCGTATGTTGACTCGCCGTTTAAACTCTTTGCTTTGATCCTCATGGCGGTGCTGGCCTTTGGTGGTTGGATGCTATATGACAATAAAGACTTAATCGTAGGCACCTATAAGGAAAGCCAGAAACTTCCCGAGATTGTTGAAGACCGTGTGGATGATGCCGTATCCCATATATTTAAAACCACGGGTGCGACTACCGTGGCAATATTTAAAGTCAACCCTCTGCTTGGAACCCGTGTGCAGTATCGGGCGTACACCAAGGAAGGCAGGGACAAGATCAATGATGGGCTAGACGTAGGACTCTTTACAACCAATCAAGCCAACAATCAGGACGTAGTAAACCTTATGGCAGGTAATGTCCCGTGTAGTGAGTACAAGGCGGCGCAGTCAGAGATTGGCCTGTGGTACATCGAGAAGGGTATGCGGTTTGGGTGTCGGATCAGTATCCCACCTGAGCCGAGTAGGTTCATAGGACAGATTACCGTGGGATGGGACAAGCCCCCCGCTGATTTAGATCAAACCCGTGCGATGCTTAATATCGCCGCAACTATGCTTTCAAGGAGTAAAAAATAATGTTACCCATAGCCGCACTATTAAGTATTGGTGAGAAGGTACTGGACAAGGTTCTGCCAGACCCAGAAGCACGGGCCAAGGCGCAGGCTATGCTTTTAGAGATGCAACAAAAAGGAGAACTTGCCAAACTCCAAGCCGACATGAATGAGCAGGATAACCTGACCAAACGGGCTGAAGCCGATATGAAGTCGGACTCATGGCTATCCAAGAATATTCGACCCATGACGCTAATCTTCATCCTCCTGACCTACACCGTCTTTGGAATGATGAGCGCTTGGGAGATTGAGGTAAATAATAACTATGTAGAACTCTTGGGCCAGTGGGGGATGCTAATTATGTCCTTTTATTTTGGCGGGCGCACCCTTGAGAAAATCATGGATATGAAGGCAAAAAAAGATGCAACTAACAAATAACTTTTCTCTTGCCGAGATGGTGAAGTCTGATACTGCACTGCGGCATGACATGGACAACACACCGGGGGAGGCTGAGATTGCTAATCTTAAAACACTCTGTGAAAAGGTATTGCAGCCCGTCCGTGACCAATTCAAAACCGGAGTCAAGGTCAACTCAGGATTCCGTCATCCCGAGGTCAACGCAAAGGTTGGAGGATCAAAAACTTCAGACCACTGTAAGGGTCAAGCCGCTGACATCGAAATCCCCGGAATCCCCAACGCAGACCTAGCCGTTTGGATTATGGACAACCTTGAGTACACCCAGTTAATCCTTGAGTTCTACACCCCCGGCGTGCCGGATTCGGGTTGGGTGCATGTTTCCTACGACCCCGCTAACCTTAAGAAGCAGAACTTGACTGCTACTAAGCGGGACGGTAAAACGGTGTATCTACCGGGGCTTGTAGCCTAAAGGTGTGTCATGCCATTTATAAAACTTAAATTTATTCCGGGCTTAAATCGGGATCAAACTAACTACTCTAACGAGGGTGGCTGGTATGAGTGTGACAAGATCCGGTTTAGGTCTAGCTACCCTGAAAAGGTAGGCGGTTGGGTAAAAGCAACTCCAACAGCATTTCTTGGTGTGTGCCGTCAGATGTTTGGTTGGATTACATCCTTTACTGATAACTTCTTAGCCGTTGGGACAAACCTAAAGGTCTATATTGAAAGCGGCGGTAACTTTGCTGATATAACTCCAGTCAGAGAAGTTTTTGACACCCCCGATACTGATGACTGCTTAACTTTTACCTTTGACTCTAACGTAGTCGTAGTGGCTATTGACGGGCATGGTGGTAACGATGGGGATTATGTAACGCTGTCTGGGATTACTGCAGGTAGTGTGCCGGGGCAATTGGCAGGGATTCCGCTGATAGAACTTGAGGGTACAGAACCTATTACAGTCATAAACGTCAACGCTTTCTCTATTACGGTGGACACCCCAGCCCTATTTGGTAACGGCTGGAGCGTTGGTACATGGAGTTCTGGGGGTTGGAGCGTAGGGACATTTGGATCAAGCCTGACCGGGGGTGGCAATACGATTATTGCAACTTTTGATATAGAACCGGGATTTGCTATTCAGACGGCTGGTTATGGTTGGGGTACAAGCCCTTGGGGTGGGGGTACTACAACGGCTTGGGGTTTAGGATCAACGCAACCAGAATTCTTACCACAACGAGATTGGTGGTTTGACAACTTTGATAACGACTTAGTAATGAATATCCGTAATGGGCCAATTTACTACTGGGAGCGTGGTGGTACAGTAGACCCGGGTTCAGCCTTGGCTACACGGGCTTTTCTTTTAGAAGACCTAGCAGGAGCAACCGATGTCCCCGTTGAAGCCATGCAGATTCTTGTATCACAGAACGATAAGCATATTCTCGCTTTTGGGTGTGTGCCTTATGGTTCTTCTAATGTGGATGATTTTGACCCCCTTCTTATTAGGTGGGCTAATCAGGACGATCCGGGAAACTGGACGCCTGCATCTACCAACACTGCGGGATTTATAAGAATCTCACGGGGGTCGGCAATTATCCGTGCTCTTGCTACACGGCAGGAGGTTTTAGTTTGGACTAACTCAAACCTGTACGCACTCCAGTTTTTAGGAACTACGGATGTATTTGGGTTACAAGAATTAGCAGATAACATTTCAATTATCGGCCCAAGATGTTGCATAGCCGCAAACAACGTTGTGTATTGGATGGGTCAGGATAAGTTCTATGCTTACTCAGGCCGAGTTGAGACGCTACCTTGCACACTACGTAACTATGTATTTTTAGATCTGAACTATAACCAAGCGGATCAAATCGTATGTGGTACTAATGAGGGCTATAACGAGATCTGGTGGTTCTATCCAAGTAGTAGCTCAAATTGGAATAATCGGTATGTGGTTTATAACCATTTAGAGAAAATCTGGTATTACGGGACAATCGAACGTACTGCTTGGCTAGATAGCGCTTTAAGACCTTTGCCACAGGCAGTAACAACTGGGCAGAACTCAACCACAGGCTATTTATATAACCATGAGTCGGGCGTTAATGATGACACGTTACCAATGGATTCTTACATTCAGTCTTCAGACGTTGATTTAGAAGATGGTGAACAGTTTATGTTGACACGACGGATGATTCCAGACATTAACTTTAATGGCTCTACGGTTAATAACGCTGAAGTAACTATGCAGGTACGGCCTCGCAACTTCCCGGGTTCTGCATTTACTAGCGATCCTGCCGATAGCCAGCCTGTAATTGAGACGTCAGTAGACCAATATACGGATCAAGTATTTGTCCGTGCCCGTGCCCGTCAGATGGCGCTCAAGATTCAATCAACAGATTTAGGTGTTCAATGGCAGTT